CCACCTACTTGCATTTCTCCATATAATATAGGAACAGCGCCACCTTGAACAGTAGTATTCATTGGTCCACTAAATAAGTGTGAGTCATCTTCTCCCTCTGCAGCATCAGGCATCATCATTTCTGCAAGAGTTCTTAATCCTAAAGATGTTCCTAAAGCCATCAGTGTATAACCTGTTACTTTTAGTCCTGTAACGCTTGTACCTGCTCCAGTACCAAATGTTGCTGCTCCTACTCCCTTAGTTAGAATCATATATCCACCATATATCAAAAGTGCTGCCCCTATAATCTTTCCTACTTTACCTTTTGAACCTGCAGGAATAGGAGTTACAATTATATCTTCTTTTCCTAATGATAGTAATAATTCTGTTTCGTCTATAAATTCTTCGCCTCTTTGTACTGTAAAGTCTATTTCATTCTCTATACATTCTTGTATATAAGGTCTAAACCCTTGTCGTTGACATTCTATAAGACGAAAGATATCTTGAACTTTATTTACGTTCATAGACCATTTTTCGCCAAAGCGCTCTCCGAGTTCTCCTTTTAAATGTACTGTTTGCATTTTTCGTTCCTTAGTATTTTTGTTTTATACTTTCCCCAAAAAGGGTATAATAATTCTCTACATGATAGTCTATTGTAAGCATGATGTAAAAGTAAATCATCACCTAAATAAACTCCACAGTGATTTGGTACACTTGAATCTACATTAAAATATAATAAATCATTTTTAAGCAAACTTCCATCAGTTGCTTCGCTCCACCCTTCATAATTTTGCCAGAGATCGCCAAAGTAATCAAGTCCTTTAGTCCACCAGTCATCTTCAAACGCATATCTTGGCATTTCAATTTCAAATTTTTGATAGTATGATTGTACTAATGAAAAACAATCATTAACACCAAATTCATATTCTCTTCCAATTAAAGGACGGTCTACTCGGTTTGGTTTTAAATGTTCAAGTTGTATATCAGGAATACTAATTATATAGTAATCAAGATTTAATCCATTACACTGCTTCACATCTGTTTCACTTGGTTTTGGACTTGCATCAGGGTGACTATGCACGACTGCTACTATATCTCCTTGATAACTTGCTTTTATATAATCTCTTGAATCAATTATAAAATCATCATCATTTTCTGCTACATTTTTACAAGGAAACCATTTAGATTTACCTTTTACTATTGCTATGACACCACAACCTTCTCTAGGGTATTCAGCATCAAAGTGTTCTATTATTTTTTCAAAGTGTGGTTCTATTATCATGAACGAGTTTTAGTTCCTGGGAACCCTCCAAATGGTAACATTTCATCTTTTTCTGTAATAGTTTTACGAACACTACCATCTATTGTTGCAAAACTACTTCTAAATCTTTTTGCACACCCACTTACATTTTTTGAACATTGGTCACCTAACTGCCAATGATCTCCAAAATCAGGAGTGCTTTTATGGGCACTACCAGTTTGTGTACTACCTTTTATCTGCCAAAGTCTAACAAAGTCATCATCTGATCCTCTATCATAAGTTACATACTCATTATAGTTAGGATCAGTATACGCCTTATAAGTTGTACTCGCTGAATAAGTACCATATACTCTAATTCTTCTAAAATTTGCATTTGTATCTGAAGGAGTGCCAGGATTACTTGTAGTTACTGTAGCTTGCCAATAATCATACGCAGTTTGTCCTGTAGTTAAACTTCCATCAGTATTAATTTGGGTAAGTCCTGTTTTATCTGTTCTATAGTAAAATCCTAATGTTATACTTGAAACTGTTGTATTAAAAGTAGCACTTGATGTTACTACTTCTTCGTCTTTTTTATTACAGTATATAACTCGAACAGTACCATCAGTATCTGTGATTCGACCATATGTATTCCAGTTACACCCACCTCTTTTATTAGCAAGTGAAAGTTCTGGGCTTGCTCCTTGATACTTCCATGCACACGCATTTCCTGTTATTCTTCGTCTTGGAAGTTGAACACCAGCTAAATCAAAAGGAGAAGCTAGTTCAAAAGTTATGTGTGTTGGCGTCTTTTCTGCAATTCTATCAATAAACCACATTTGTTGTGGAAACTCAACTGGTGGGTTTGCATCTCCTGATTGTCCTACACAATATTTATATAAAGTAGTTCTTCTGTAAACTTTTTTACCTAATAAGTCTTCATTTGTGAGACCTCCTAAAGCATCTCCAAAAGTTGAAAGAATGTTTGCTACTCGTAATGTAGGTCTTGCAGTAGCTCCTGCTGATTGCAAGTTTACTCCATCAATCTCAATAGGAAGAGCATTATATGTACGAATTGTACTGGGACTTGTTCTATCTCTAAATTGAATTGTAGACAGGTCAGCTTCTAGTCCTGAATGAAAGTATGCTGAACTTGAACTTGAAAGAGCAAGTTCAAAAAGTTGAATATACGCTGATCCTGGATCTTGTTTTTGTACATCTTGTATTGCAGTATTTGTCATGATTCATAAACTCTTCTAAATGTTGCTGAACACCCATAGTAATCTCCATATTTATAAGCTTGGGACCATGATGGGCATATTACTTTAATAGTAGTTTCTCCACTATTATTTGAATCTGGTATTGTAAAGTCAAATTTTGTAACTCCACCTTTATCTGTAAAAAATGCAGTGATATCATCTATTTCTTCTTTTGTTCTATCTTGAAATTGTACTGAATATTCTTGCGAAAGATTATTTATACCTGCTGCAAGTCTTTGTTCATATCCATCACCAAATTTTGCCAATAAAACATTTGGTGTAGATGATGAAGTCATCATCTTATCTGGTCTTCTAACTGTGCTTGTTAAATCTGTAAATCCTAGTGCCATTATTAAACTCCAAATGGGCTTAACATTCCGCCCGGCCTTTGCTGTTTATGTAATTCTTCTTGAACTGCTACAGATATAGCTCTACCTAATTGTGCAGCTCTATCTCCGCCATTTGCTTCTAGAGACGAAGTTGTTTGTCCATTTCCTGATATATTTACTGTAACATTTGCAGTGCCACCACTACCCCCTTTCATTACTACGGGTATACTTCTTCCATCAGGTAAAGGTACTACTGCTTCGTTATATTTTCCTTCTCCTACTAAGTAAGTAGGCTCTGATACTACACCACCACTTCTATATCCTTTTGGTTTAATTCCTCCCATTGCCATTGGAATAACTCCTCCATCTGCGAATGGAATTCCAAATCCAAAAGCGCTTGCAGCAGATTCAATTGCTTTCATTGCTATAAGTTTTGCAATAATTTGTGCGATTGCTGCAAGAACTGCTTTTGCCATGTCTAAGAATCCTTCTTTCATTGATTTTGTTCCATCAATCACTCCCACAATAGCATTACTTAGTCCTTGCTCGATATTTAAAACAGCTGCTGAGCCTATTTGGTTAAGGGGATCAATTTGTTTTTGCATTTCTTCTTTAGCATTTTTCAGTAGTTCAATTTCATGTGTTAGAGCTAGATTCTTGTCGTCAAATGTGGCTTTTTCAGCAGCACTCATATTTGATCGTTCCGTATTCAAACGGTGTTCAAGTTCTAATTTTTTCTTATTTATTTCATTCTCTTTTAAATCTATTTTTATTTTTTGAGACATTCTGCCACCTGTTGCAGTGCCTCCTAAAAGACTTTGTGTAATACCTGAGGCTTTTGTTTTAAGTTGATTTTCTCTTCGTGTTGTGCTTTCTAAACCTAAAATATAAGTGTTCATTTGGTCAGTAAGCTTTTTCAAGGCTGCTATTTTTCGATCGGAATCTTCTGTAGGATTACCTAGTTCAACCGCAGCGGCTCTTGCTTTTTGCTCTAATAGTAATCTTTCTTTTATTGCCATATTTAATTTATGAGTACCACTTGCTTGACCAACCAAACTATCTCTAAGTGTTTTACTATATTTGTCTACACTATTGTCTAGTTGTGTGATTGCATTTGAACCCTCAATAACTGTTCCGATGAACTTTTTCATATCTGCTGGCAAAGCTTCACCTTCTCTAATTAAACTACCAATTCCAGCCATTGCACCAAAACCTTGCTCTTGAGCAATAGCATCCATTCTTACTGCTAAATCCTCTCTTAGTTTAGCGGCAAGCCTTTCTTCTTTCATAATTCGTTTAGCTTCTTTTGTAGGGTCAATTAAGCCCCCTCCGCCTGTAAAAGCTAAAGGATTCTTTTTGAGCTCTGCAGCTCTATCTTTTGCATTTTGGGCGTCTGCTTTATTAACTGCTTCTAACGTCAGCATATCTGCACTTTGAAGCATTTTTCCTGCTTGTTGTGTAAGAACTCTAAATGCAGGATCTTCTCCTTCTAACATGAGTTTTCTTGCTTTTAACATTCTTTCAATTTCATCATTTAAGTTTGATTGCCTTTCTGCTAGTTTTTCAACTTCTGAGCTTGCAGAATCTGCTTCATCTCCATATAACCCAAAAAAGCTTCCTGCTTGCTTAAGGATATCAATTAGTAGAAACCCAACACTAATCCAACCAATAGCTCCAAGTGCTTTATTAGCAGCACTTACAACTGCAGTTTGTGCTCTTTTAATACCAAGCATAGCTTTTTCCCAAGTAGCTTGAATTTTTGCACTTGTGGCTTGCCAATTAAATCTTAGTCTTTGTGTTCCTGCAGCAACTTTTGAGACCATTTTTTTATGCTCTGCTGCCATCTTATCCATAGTCATTTTCCAATTGTTATAGGTTTTTGCATCCATCTCCTTAAATATTCCTACTCTTCGAGTAAGTTGAGATCTTAAATTACCAAGTTGTCTACCTGTTAGTTTTCCACCACTTTGTAGTGCCGCAAGACCTGACCCAGGTCTTCCAGGTGATACATCCATAGAAAGTGCTTGAGCTCCTTGTAAGCTTTTTGCATAACCTTTAGCTGCTGCGGCTTGCCCTTTAGTTGTTACATCGGCAAATGCTGCAGCCTTAGCGCGAGCTTGGTCTAGTTTTTCATTATGTCGAGCTATTGCTCGCACAGACTTTTGTTCAAATTCTTCAAAACTTGGAATAATAGTTGATATAATTGGAGTAGCTATAAGTGCAAGAGCTCCTGCAGCTGCAAGAAGGTTTTCACTAAAGAAAGTTGCTAAAGTACTAGCAGGTCCTGCTATAAATAGTTTGAATGAGTTCTGTAAGTCATCAAAAGATTTTGCCATTTGGTTTATCTTGTTGACTTCAGGATCCATTAATTCTGCAATTATACCAAACTTTTTCTCAGCTTGATCAAGTACATCATTTGTGATGGCTTGTGATTTTTCAAACTGAGTCAGTTCATTTTTGCTTTTATTTAATTGAGTTGCATATCTTTCAAGTGC